TTAAAATCTCACGACTTTAGGCTTTTTCTGTAATACATAATATAAAGCCCTCACGCTATCTAGCGGTAAAGAGAAATCGGAAAACTCTGGAGATGGGTTTAGTGAGTGCAACGTTATCTTACCCTCGTCCATATCGCAGCCTGTCATCTGCTTTATGAGGACGGATGTCCCAAACACGACAACCCAATAAGGATGATCCTTATATCGCAGCCCATCTCTCCAATGCGATCTATCCAGCTCCCTAACAAGGACGACATCGCCTTCCTCAAAACTCTCTCTCGTCCCGTTGTCCATGCTGTCCCCTTTAACCTCAAAAGCTAAATATCTCCCATGGACAATCCGATCCCATTCGAAAGACTCGGTCTCCCAATCCTCCTTATCCGGATCAAGACGATCGCTTTCGTTAGCAAACCTGCCATAAGCGCAAAACGGCACCTTGCTGACAGTCATACGATATCGACCATTTCCTAAGTCATAGAATTTAACGCCATTATTATTCTCAATTAAGAAATCTCCTTTTTTATCAGCAGACGCAGACACAGCTTCGACAACCACAGGAGAAGATTTTAGCATATCACCCTCTCCCGTAAAAAGCCATCCAGGGTTAACCGAGGGAAAGGTTGTCAATATTTTATCCAATACCTTTTTACCATTATCCCTATTTATCCAATTTCCAACGACCTGCCTACTTACTCCTACCTTATCGGCAAAATCCGCATTTGACTCACAAAAATGTGTGATAACTTTTAAAATCCTATCTCCGTTAGCTTCCATATTCATATATTTGTTTACATACATCCACTATAAATGATGTAGTAATGATTATTCTGGCATGACTCAACAATATCCCGCAATCCTTCAACGACACAAGCTAAAGCCAATAAATTCAATAACAATATATTAATACCATATGACAACATAAATAATCATTACGTAATAAATATGGTATCAAGAGATAAAAACAGCATCTTTCGCTACATATATTTTAACAATACAAGCCTCATATAGTTAAACTATACTTATGTAAACATTATTGTTTAAAACAAACTTGCCATGTTCACATTTTTGTTTACCTTTGCAGTAAACAAAATAGATGAACATTGTTTACTGCAAAAATAATAAAACAAATGAATAAAACAGCAATAAAGACAGTAAAAGTTAGAAGCTTAACATCAATACTGAGAGATCTCGGTATTGGAGACACAGTAAAAATCGATAATAATATATTGAGTGTCAAGTCTATTGTATGTAGACTAAATAAAGAAGGATACACATTCGTGACTTCGACAAAAGGCTTAGAAAAAGGTATAAAGGTAAAACGGGAAAAGTAATGATAAACGAGGAAGCATTAAAAATAGTCCTTAACGATAAGACCTTTGGGCAAAGGACGGCAGCCTCCATAGTAGGAGGACGTGGAAGGCTCTACGATTTGGTAGGGAAGGGACTTATCAGATGCGAAAAACCAACAAAATCTCAGAACGGGAAATGGTTTTGTAACGCTTGGGATTGCATCAAATACGCCACCTTAAAATAGGTGGATAACGCCGGGTAGCACGTAGCAGGAAGCGTCCCTCTCTCCTAAAGAGGAGTAGAAATACCCCGTGGGTTCGAATCCCACCCCGGTGACCATTAAGATCTTTGACATTTTTACATCACGGCACGCAGTAACGCCTTCAACGTTATGAGGTGCCCGTCTATAGCGAGGAAACGTGATAGCGATATATGCGCCGTGACCACGATGGGCTATAGATAAAACACTCTTGCGTCTTTCGTACTTCCTTTTGGTGTTGCGCCGGCGGCGTTGGTTAACCATTACGGAGGACGCAAGATTTTCCCCCACCCGTTATCATTCGGGTTCGAAACCGTTGGAGGTTGTGGGGGTGCGAACATTAAAATATAAAAAACATGAAAGAGAGAGAATTAAAGATATGGTGTGTAGAACAAGCATCAAGATGCTGCTCCAATGAGAGGGAATTAGTGAAGTTAGCTAAGGATATTTTTGATTGGGTAGCAAATAAAGGGGATGATCATCGCACCAAATTTATGGATACAGATGATATCCCCATAATTGATCCCGGCGACTACCCTTTGGTATCTACATCCTCAGATGAGAAAAACTGAGAGAACCCACATCTTTGGCAAACGACCATAGTTAGTGGCATAGATCCTTTTCCCGGTCTTGTGCTTGACAGTAATTGATATTTATCGGCATATATTACTGCCCAAGGCTTGGACAACCCGCAATTCGGACAAGATTCCCTTAAATAAGAGATCTTCTTGATAACATCAGAAGCATTCATATAATTTATTTTTTCGTTTAGCGGCCTAAAGATAGGCAAATTAGCCAAGACCACAACTATTCCCGCCAAGAGAGCCAAAGACTCGCAGGTTCCGGAGCGAGACCGGAGGCGGGACGAAACCATTTGCACTGTTTGACATGTTTATGTGTAATAAAGCTACCAAGACCTTACAATACCGCCGTGAGGCAGGAAAGAATATTAGTTTTTACTTAAACTGTGCCGGGGTGGGATTCCCCGGCAAACGCTCCCTTAGCTCAGTTGGTCGAGAGCATTCGCCTCATAAGCGAGAGGTCGCCGGTTCAAGCCCGGCAGGGAGCACGTTTCACCCCTAGGGGTGCTTATTCAATCAGAAAATCAAAGTCACAATTTTTGCAAACAGGTCTCCGTCCGTGAGGATATGAGGCCTTTTCACATCAAGAAATTTAAATCAACAACATATGATAAAGAGAAACCAAGCATGGCTCTGGAAGATATTCCGGGCCATAAAGAGCGTGATCGTCTTTTCTTTTAGGATGATCTCCGCTACCGTACTAGGGCTAATATCAATAGTGTCAATATTTGAGTGGTACGAAAAACCTCTCAATATTCACCTCTTGATCCTAGCGATCATATCAATCTTTATTGTGGTACACCAAATAGTTATAATGACTTATGAGTCAGAAAAATGATTTCGGGGTGATATACGTGGTGCAAGCCCCTTCAAGGCCTAACCGATCCAAGAAGGACGATATCCTAGACGAGCTAAATTCTCTTAGCAAAGAAGAACTAATAGAGATAAGAAAAGATATTGTAGAACTAATAAATAGTAAATAGATGAAGACATTCGAAGAATTAAAAGAAGATCTGCTTGAACGGGCTAAAAAACATCACGCTTGCCAAGATGGATACAGTATGGGGTTAAACGCAAAAAGCAAACAAGACTTGCTGAAAGCGATAACCGATAATTGGTATTGGGTCTTGAGTGCGTCCAAGATGATTGACGCAAATTACCTAGAAAAAAACTTTACTGAGGAGGAATTAACCGAAGCTGGCATTTACACAAGAAAAGAACACACCTCTAATGCTAAATCATTTGCTTGCGGCTCTGCCACGGTCGAGGCTTACGACTCTGCCACGGTCGAGGCTTACGGCTCTGCCACGGTCAAGGCTTACGACTCTGCCACGGTCAAGGCTTACGGCTCTGCCACGGTCGAGGCTTACGACTCTGCCACGGTCGAGGCTTGCGACTCTGCCACGGTCAAGGCTTACGGCTCTGCCACGGTCGAGGCTTACGGCTCTGCCACGGTCAAGGCTTACGATAACTCATATGTTGAGGATTGCACAAAGAACATAAACACAGTTTCCGATCATGGAATAGTCAAAGACTACTACAATCATAAGATATATATAAAGAAAGGAAAATTCGAGATTATCGAGATCGAATAAATTCAAGGTCTTAGCTTATCGGTAGAGCGCCCCTAACATGGGGATGGCCGGGTTCGACTCCCGGAGGCCTGCAAATCAAGATAAATGAGAGACATCTACATCAAAGACCCCGACGGCGAACCGGAGTACGACGGGGAGGAGGACAACGAGGAATATGAGGAGAGCATGGAGGAGCTTAGGTTCCTATGTGATTCATATAATTGGTAACATCCCGCCCTTACGAGGTGCAACCCCGACCCAGACCGGCAACCGATATCCTAGACAAGTGGTAGGCCATGACGATATCATTGGCCCGGAGGAAAGGGACACGGTAGTGAGGGAAGGGCGGCCGATGGTCTTAGTCCGGGTTCGATTCCCGGAGGCTGACGAATTTAAATACACGATAACATGGACAAATCAGAAGAGATTGACAAATTAGCGATAGCGTTGGCCAAGTTCCAAGGATCGCTAGAGCAACCAAGCCTCAATTCCGAGGTCAAGGTAAGGACTAAAACGGGAGGAGAATACAAGTTTAAGTATGCGGACCTATCCGAATGCAAAAGGGCGGCGAAACAGCCATTAGCCGACAATGAACTTTCAGTATGTCAGCTAATAGAGGAAGATTACTCTATCCGGACCATACTGCTTCATTCCTCCGGTCAATGGATATCGTCCAAGGTAAGGATGCCATCCAATACGGCGGACGCTCAATCCATAGGATCGGCCATAACGTACGCCAAGAGATACGCCTTTTGTGCCATTCTTGGCATCGTGGCTGACGATGACGAGGACGCTAACATAGCGAGCGGTAATACCGCCCAAAAGGAGCTGCCTAAAGAGCTGCCTAAAGAGCTGCCTAAAAAAACGGCAAACTCCAGAGTAAAGAAAGAGCTTACGAGAGATCATCTAAACAATGAGAGCGCAATGAAATCCATATCGGAGTGGCTATACAATAAGGAGAAGATAGCCAAGGAGGCCAACCAACCATTCTCCGTAGAAAGCGTTATCAGCAATGCTTACATTATAGGAAAGGTTGAGATGGATTCTTTCATTGAGATATACAACAACTATAAAATAAACAATAACCTGTCATGAGCAAAGAACTAGAGCTAAGCGGCAAGACCCCGCTAACGAAAAGCGAGATCGAGGCTTTATCCATAGACCTTTTGAACCCGGTACTGGAAGGTGAGGTAGATCCCGTATCACACGTCGTCAAGTTAAAGGCGATGCAAGAGACCATCAAGAGGACGCTGGACGATGACCGGATGAAGGACGCTGTCCTTTCTGAGATCGAGAAATACGGTAAGGAGCGCTCTTGGAACGGGGCCACGGTCAAGATAAAGGAGACAGGCGTATCCTACGACCACTCCAATTGCAATGACCCGGTCTACGCTAGGCTGATCGAGGAAAGGATGCTTCTCGATGCCAAGATAAAAGAACGGGAGGCGTTCCTGAAGACGGTGCCGGATAATACCACGGTCATTGATGACGAGACCGGGGAGATATACACGATCCATCCGGCGATAAGGATGGCTAAGATGTCATATTCTATAACATTCAACAAAAAATAATCCACGCATGCCGTGGCTACGGGACGTGGTTATCCCCGCCGTAGCGAATAACCGACCGCCCCGCTTATAAATCTAAAATTTAAAATCATAAACATTATGGCGAATTTATACGGCTCAATCTGCTTGAGCGACATACCGAAGGAGTTGATGAAAAAAGTAATGACGGCCAAGGGAGAGAAGATCTTCCTCAATATCTCGATCGGGGAGAAAAAAGAGCCTGTCACGTTCGATAACCGCACCTATACGCATTATGTGTCTTGCGCCCCAAGGAAAGAGGAGCGAAAGGAAGGCGTGTATTATGGCATAGGTGACTTGATGGAATCCACGTTCAAGAGCAACATTCCCTCACCGGAGGATATCAACAACGCCCCATCGGTCGATGATTCGGATCTCCCCTTTTAATCATGGAACTATACTTGCTCAACACCGCCAGCGGATTGAGGCCATGCTATGATTCCGACTATGACGAGAAGAAAAAGCTCAAGATAGGTAAGATCTACAAGGCCAAGATAACGCTGGCACGGAACATAGATTTCCATAGGAAGTATTTCGCCTTGATAAATTGCGCATGGTCTTACCAGAACGAGAAGACCACGGCGCATTTCAAGGAAAGCGTGGAGTGCTTCCGGAAGACTGTAGAGATCGCCGCCGGGCATTGCGATACGGCCTATAGCATATCACGTAAGGAATGGATAGAGATCCCGAAGTCGATAGCCTTCGACAAGATGGACGAGGCCGAGTTCATGGATCTCTACGAGCGTGTGAAGGACGTGCTTTTCTCGGTATTCCTTCGGGATATATCCGAATACGATTTCATGAGAAACCTATCGAATTTTTAGTCATGAGAAAAAGCGACAGGCCTCCAAATTACCTGATCGACAAGATCGTGAGGCATACCAACATTATTATTACCGCTTCTTATGGCAGCGTCAAATACATGGATGCGGCCAGACTCCTTAAAAAGGAGGTCAAGAAGCTGGAAACCTATAAGATATACGATAATGAGAGATCTTAAATACTGCCTCAATGAGGCTTGCTCTAAAAAGCATTGCCTCTGTCATCAACGGCAAAAGCATTGGACATCCCCGTCTAAAAAAGATGGGGAAACTGTGAGGCCGGAATCGGCCTTACTTGACGGGAATACTCCTTGCAAAGGGTATGTCCCACAATACGAAAGAAAGAAGTATAACGTAAACTATTAACAATATGCACAATACATGATATAAATATGGATGAAATTTGGAAAGATATAGTTGGATACGAAGGGTTATATCAAGTTTCTAATATGGGTAGAGTTCGGTCTAAGGAAAGGATATTTGAAAGTAAAGGGACTGGAAGATATAAAAGAAATGCCCAAATTCTATCGCTTGGCAAGCATAGTAAAGGATATCTAACAGTGACACTATTTAAGAATGGGAAATATAAACGTTTTCTTATTCACAGATTAGTAGCTAAATCGTTCCTACCCCGTGATATTTTCAAAAATCAGGTAAATCATATTGATGGGAATAAGACCAATAACAATCTATCAAATATAGAATGGTGTGACTCT